ACTACTAGATATCTATCACGATGCAGGAACTTATATGTTTACAACTAGAGAGGCACTAAATAAACCTCTTGCAGAACGTAATATTAAATGGCTACCTGTTAAAGAATGGGAAGCGCAGGATATTGATTATGAAGACGACTGGAAAATGTTAGAGATGAAATGGAAATACGTAAATAAATAGACCCACTTGACAAACACCTTTCTAAGTTTTATATTGATACATAGAGAGGTGTTTATTTTGGGATATGTTAACCAAACTGAATTATTCGGAAAGCATAAAACCGATGTAGGGCAAACACGAGAAAGTATAAATGAGTAAAACAGGTAGACCGACAAAATATACTGATGAACTTATAGAGAAAGCAAAGTCATACATTACTGATTATGTAAAGTATGAAGATGTTATACCATCTATAGCAAGTTTATCATTAGTATTAGGTGTTACCAGGACAACATTATATGAATGGGAAAAGGAACATAAAGACTTTTCTTACATATTAGCAGATATTAAGGCAGAACAAGAAAAAGTACTTATTAGTAAAGGCTTATCAGGAGAGTTTAATAGTAATATAACTAAGCTTGTATTAGGTAAACATGGATATCATGATAAGCAGGATGTAGGATTAACAGGTGGAGTTAATGTAATTATAGAAGGGAATGATGCCAAACTCTGATATAAGGATTAAAGACCTAACAACTAAAACAGACAAACAGGTAGAAGCAGAAAAACTATTGATATCTGGTGCTACTAGAATAATGCTTTATGGTGGAGCAAGATCAGGAAAGACTTTTCTTTTAATGAGAGCTATCTTATTAAGAGCCTTATTATATGCAGGTAGTCGACATCTCATTGCACGGTTAAGATTTGCACATGCAAAAACAGCATTATGGCTTGATACAATGCCTATGCTAGTAGAAACAATGGATCTTAAAGATATAGTGAAGTGGAACGAGACAGATCATTTTCTAAAGTTTCCTAACGGTTCTGAAGTATGGGTTGACGGGTTAGATGATAAAGACCGAGTTGATAAGATATTAGGTCGCGAATACGCAACAATCTATTTTAACGAAATGTCACAAATAGGTTATTCAACAATAACAACAGTATTAACCAGGTTAGCACAGAAGATTGAAGGTATGAAGAACAAGGCATATTTTGACTGTAATCCACCTTCAAAACATCATTGGAGTTATAAGCAGTTTATAGAGGGTAATGATCCTGAGACTGGTAAGCCATTAAGCAACCCTGGAGCATATGCACATTTAAGAATGAATCCAGTTGATAATGTGGAGAACTTACCAGACGATTATATTGAGATGCTTGAACATTTACCAGAAGATAAAAAGAGGCGTTTTCTATTAGGTGAATATGGAGATTCAGAAGGGGCTATATTCACTAATTGGGAGATAATAGAAACTATACCGGATAAGGTTAAGAATCATTCAAGACGTTCGCCAGGTTTAGACTTTGGTTTTAGTGTAGATCCTGCAGCTATAGTAGATATATATATCAATGGTGACGATGTGTATTGTGATGAATTACTATATGAGAAAGAATTGACCAACCAGCAGATAGCAAGGAAGATGAAAGAATTTAACATTGATAAGGAATTAACACAGGCAGATAGTGCAGAGCCTAAGAGTATACAAGAATTAAGAATGGCAGGTTGTAGAGTAGTCGGTGTGCAGAAAGGCCCCGACTCAATACGTGCAGGAATAGACTGGCTACTTAGTAAACATATACATGTTACGAGAAGAAGTATTAACCTTATTATAGAATTACAGGAGTATGTATGGAGTCAAGACAAGGATGGTAATTTCGAGCCTAAGCCAATTGATGATTATAACCATGCAATAGACTCTATAAGATATGGGGTTGATCCGGTTCGCAGAAGATCAGCACCTATTATAAGTGCGACGTTTAAGAGGTAGGATATGCAAACAACAGAAGATATAATAAAAGCAATTGAAAGCGATAATTTAGCGATAACCTCCTTAATGCTATCTAGTTTGATAGAAGATCATTTGACAGGTGAAGGTAAGCATATTAAGGATTTATGGAAACGTTATAGGTTAGAGGATGTTCCGATTTATCATCATAAAGTTGCTAATTATGTCAAAGCGAATGAGAAAATTGCACATGATTTCTTTGCCGATATTGTAGATACTAAAGTAGGATATATGGGCAATGAAGTTACTACCACAATTAACCGAGAGAATTATAAAACTAATAATATATTAAATGAACCTGAATACATGAAAGATAGATTATTTTTAAGAGACTGGCAGAATAGAACATATTCAGAGGATAAAAACAGCGAGTCTGTTAGAGATGCAGGAGCGACAGGAATAGGGTATAGATTACTTTACGTTTCAGAAGGTGTAAATGATGTTAAAATAATGAATCTTAATCCCTGGGAAGTAATATATATTTATGATCAGAGTTTTGACGAGGCAGCCGCCGCAATAAGATATTGGTATATAACCGTTAAAGATATCGGTGGAAATAAAGAGAAAATTGCAGTCATAGAATGGTATGATAAAACAAATATAACTTATTATATAGAAGATGATACAGGAAGTTTCCATATAGATTTAACTAAAGGCATTGAAGGAATCCAGCCCCATTTATTTAGTGGTGTGCCTATTATACCGTTTGAAAATAACGGACTTAGAACAGCAGAGCCGGAAAAAGTTCTTGATGAAATAGATGCTTATGATTTAATCACGTCAGCTACTGTATCGGAGATCGAACAATTAAGACTTGCTTATATGTATTTAAAAAGTATGGGGTTATCTATAGATGATCCATTTATTAAGGGCCTTGAACAAACAGGAATTATCCCTCTTGATGATGGTGGAGAGGTAGGCTTTATAAGTAAAGAATTAGCTATTGAAGGTGTTAAAGTTATTCTTGACGAATTGCGTAAAAATATATATCAGTTTTCAAAGTCAATTGACATGTCTAAAGAATTTGGTGGTAATATGCGTGTCATAGGGTGGCAAGTAGCATTACTAAATCTTGAGAATAGTAGCAAGATCACAGAGCGCAAATTTAAAAAAGGTTTAAGATTACAATATATATTACTGGCTGAGTATTGGCGAGAATTTCAAAGTATGGTTATAGATCCATATGTAATTGAGTTTACTTTCACAAGGAATTTTCCTAGAGATATACAGAGCGAGGCTGAGACACTTAATTTATTACTCAGTGCTGTCAGTACTCAGACAGCATTTAGTCAGATGAGTTTTATAGTTGATCCTGAAGTTGAAATAAAGAAAATTGAGCAAGAACAAAACCCATTTAGAGAAACAGGGGAAGAGACAGGTCTCGATATAGATGGTTCAGAAGAGATACAGAAAAAAGCATTTAACGGTTCTCAAGTTACAGCACTTAAAGAGATAGTACAATCAGTTTCAAAAGGCGAACTAACAAAGGACGCAGCAATAGATTTAATTATGGTTGCATTTCCTGATATAGGGGAAGCAATAGCCAGAAAGATGATAGTATCAGCAGGGAGTATAAAAATAGATGTCAACAAGAAACCTATCAACCAATAGTAATTGGGGGTTTAACCAGACAGATAAAATCATCTCTTTTACAAGTACTGAGCTAATCAAGTCATATAAAAAAGCTCTTGACGATATCAGAGTAAAGTTAGTTAATCTTTCAGAGGCGTTTAAAATATCAGGGGAGTTGACGAAAGCACAAGCAACACAATTCTATAGGCTGTCAAATATGGAGCAGGAAATAGTTGATATCATGAAGCCGTATCTTACAGCAAATACCGAGTTTTTGAAAGATATGTCTAAGGTAGGTTTTGACTCGGGTTATTTTACCCATGCGTGGGCTATGGATCAAGCTTCAGGTTTAGATCTTGGCTATGGAATGATAGACGATACAGCGGTCAGAGCAGCAACCGGAATAAGCGGCGATTTATTACCTATGGCAGGGATAATGTCAGATAAGGAAATTAAGCAACATGCGAAAGTTCTTAAAAAGGCATTTGTCAATTATAGTAAGGATTCACAGAAGTGGATTAGTGAAGAAATAAGGCAAGGGATAATTAAGGGTGAAAGCATACCGACTATAACAAGACGGTTAAAAAATAGTGGAATGTTAAAGAGTTTAAACAGTGCTGAGAAGATTGCACGAACTGAGATATTAAGAAGCTCTGGTATAGGTAGTCAAATAAGTTATGACGATGCAAGAAACGCAGGTGTTCAACTAG